TAAAATAATAATCCGCTATTTTTTCTGCTAAGGCATCCGAAGATTTTTTTAAATCCAGTATTTTATCCTCTATTGTTTTCTTTCTATCGTTATACTTTTGGTCCCATTTTGTTTTAAAGTCTTGCCAGAATTCTTCAAATTCCTTGTTTGGATTTCCTTCCTTGTCGGTTTTTGCTGGTTTTATATCGGCAGATTTTCTAGCATCTCATTATCTCCTCTTTCCTGCAGTAAAAAATATCCAAGGACTTGCAGATGTCTCTATTAGATTGGAAAATAAAAATCCATGATCAGATTCTATTGATTTAATAATTTGACCCTTGCTTTTGTTAGAGTTTTCTATATCGCTAACGAAACTATAGTAGTCTGTTTTATTCTTAGGATTTTCATCCTTGATTTTTAAAAAAGATTCAAAATCTTTGAAAAATGAGGTATCCTGCCCTCCTAATAATCCACCCTTGCTGTACTCCATTCCTACCTGGAGTTTAGATGTGTCGACCTTTTGATAATCTTGACTCATCAGATCGTTATTAACCTCCATTTTTACTCTCTCATACGGAATTTTTTTCCCTAAGCCGTGTGGAAAATCTATTCCAAATGATATTCCAATGTATTTACTACCAGGAAGTATTATTTTTTTAGTAGACTGAAATCTTGAAGAAAATTGATTTAATTTCTTTATATAATCGTCAGCTCCGGTTCCAAGTACTAAATTGATTGCTAATTTTAATGGATCTCCTTTTTTACCCGCTTTGCTTTTCTTTTCAAATTGGGAATATAATTCGTCATAATAATTATGAATTATTTTATAATAAAACAAAACCTCCTCCAGCTCTTTTTCTGCTTTTTGAAGTCTAGCTTTTTCTTCATTCTTTTCCCTAACTTCATTAAATATGGATTTAGTTTGCTTTAAGCACGAATTAATAGTGTCTGAAATATCTTCTATATCAGGTTCAGGATCGATAGGTGTTTCTGGAGAAGGAATTTCGGGCTCACATATTTCTTTCAAAAACTGAGTTAAGTCGTTTTTTGTGAAAAGCGATTCCCCCGTTTCAGGATTAATTGGAATATCAGGCTCACAAAAAACCTCATCAGCGATTTCAAATACATTGTTATATTCTTCCTTTTCGTCGTTTAGAAGATTCTCTAACTTTTTTAAAAGATCATCCTCATCTATATAAGTTCCTTTCTTTTCGCAGCTCTTTACCTTTTTAGATTTTATTCTGTCTCTTAGTCTTTGAAGTATTTTGGAGAGGTTGACCTTAGGAGGAGCTATATGAAAAAACAAGGGCTTACCCTTATATGTTATGATATTGAGAGGAAAATTAAAGCCTAGAATTTTAAAATTTCTTTTTTTTAAATTAGGGCTTTTAACTTTGATGCCTATAAGATCTAAATCAAGATTATCAAAAAGCATTTCCTTGGCTCTTTGTAATCTATCTTGCAAAGAAATTCTTTCAAAATATTTCTCAAATGAGTCATTATTAGAAAAATCCGGAATTTCTTTAAGATCTGAAGTTAAATTAAGTTTTTCTAAAATTTTCCAGATTAATCTATTTCCTAATTCCTCGCCCTCGTATTTACATATAATATCATTTATCTCATTATCAGTAAGTATTAAATCTTCAGGATTTAATGAATTATTAATTTCTTCCCCAGCGTTAATTATATCTTCCTCCTTCCCGAGAGGATCAGGAATGGAAGACAATCTTGCAGCTAACTCTTCAACAGTTATAGTACCGTTTTCGAGATCTTTTACCCACTTATCAAGGTTTTCTAAATTATTGCTCATTACTCTTAGTTAACTTAACCACATCGGACGTAGAGAGCTGTTCGTAGCTTTCTGCAAGGGTAGCCATACACCCAGGACAGGAAGGAACTTTAGCATCTACCGCTGCTGCGAGTTGTTTTAAAAACATCCATAAAGGTTCCGCTAAAACTGCAGAATAAACAGGGGAATGACCAAGCTTTGTTGTTTTACCGTCTGCCCAAACTTCGTTGCTGCTTTGTTTAATTCTAGTTACTGCAGTGCTTTCTATTTCAGAATTTGCATACTCTGTAATTTTACCACCTCTAAATTCAAGGGTAGATGTTTGGCCAGCATGTGTTATTGTTATTGAATTATCATTAGAAATTACCACAGTTGACTCTTTTAAATCTATTACGAGTCCTTTAGCAACAGTGTAATATATTTTTAGCTGTTCTATTCCGTCATAGATTAGAGAATGAGCACCTTCATAAGATGCTTTTATTTCTTCTATTAAATCGGAAGATAATTCTTGTACTGCTTTGTATTCGGGGGCATAGTAGTTCCCGTTATTGAATTGGACATGGACAACTGCACCTAATTTAGGTATACTAACCCTTCCAGATCCACCATTGTCACCAAATGAAATATCAAATCTTTGGAACGCCCATGGTAGATCCGTATCTGCAACATCGTCAAATACTCCAAAAACCTTAACTTTACATCTTGCCCTAAATTCCGGATCTTTGTTATCCACAACAACACCCAAGAAATGCTGGGCTCTTTCAATATTTGATTCTTGAATATTCTGTACAGACATAAAAAGGGTTTTTTCTATTTATCTGAGTATATAAAAACCCTATTTGTAAACGTTTTCGTCTATACTTGGATAGTTTCTTTTTGGAAGTCCTAAATCTGATCCAGGAACATTATTGTATGTGTCAACACCGTCTAGATTCGGATAAACCCTCTCAGGTGCACCTAAATCAGAACCAGATACATTCGGATAGACATCATCATTGTTTCTAGCATAAGTTCTTTGGGGTAAACCTAAGTCTCTTCCGGGAACATCGTTATAAACATCTTTCTCTCCATCATTAGTTCTATAAACTCTTTCAGGTACTCCTAAATCATTCCCTGGTACCCCGGTATAGACGTCGTCATCTACTTTTTGATAAACTCTTTTGGGTAATCCAAGATCTAAACCTGGAGATTCTTTGTATATGTCATCGTTTACTTTTTGATAAACCCTATCAGGAACCCCTAAATCTTGATTACTTAAATCTCCACCGGTGTTTCTGTATTCGTCATCCTTTATCGTAGGATACATCCTAGTAGGCAAACCGAGATCTTTTCCCGGATTATCCGGATACACATCACCCCTTAGAATCTCACCTCTCCCTGGGGTTTCTCCAAACACGTTATCTATAACCTGTCCAGGAGCGACCCTTGTGTTAGGATAAAGATCCTCTTTTATAGTTGGATACTGTCGTTCCTCCGGACCACCTAAACCTTTAGATTGCGGACGATAATCTTGAAAAGGACTTTTTATGGTCTTGATCCCGTTTATCATATCAGGAAGTGAATTTAAGGATCTAACTGCATCACTTAATCTAAATCCGTAGGCATTTCCTAACTGAGCTCCGGTCACCAAAGGACTTACTTTTTGTTGAATAACCGAAGCAATAGAATTGTTTATGAAGTTATTAGCAAGTCTAGAAAAAAGGTTTGGATTATTGTCCAATGTTACTCCTTCCATTAGAATTTTAGATCCTAATAAATTCCAGCTATCCTGAATTAAAATAGGAGAAAGACTTGACTGGTTTTTAATTAAATCTGATAAAATATTATACTGTAATTTATACTCCTTAGCAGCTCCAACATGAATTTTAAATTTAGCATTCACAGCAGATTCATTTCTACTGTTTGTGAGCCTACTAAAAGCATAGGTTTCGTCAAAATTAAATTCGCATAAATCTAATTGATAAATTAAAACATAGGGTTGTAATCTTTCAAAGGATTTAACCAAAGATTCTAAATCTCTCCTAGGATTTTCTGATTCTGTCGCACTATTTTTTAAAATTCCTGCAGATTGAGCAATTTGAGATATAGTTTGAGCTGCGCTTCTAACACCAGATAGATTAAAAGGATTTAGAACATCTGCAAGATTTCTCTGCAAATCCATTTGTCTAATCTCTGTTACTATTATCCACATTCTAAATTTTCTAAGATTCGCAGGTAGCATTTCCCTGTGATACTGAAAATCATATGTCGCTTTTCTATAGAGTTCAGCCATAGCATTAACTCTAAGATCTATTGAATCCAAACAATCAAAAGTTAAAACACCAGATCTTTGATCCCTTCCTGTACCACCCCCTATTTGTCTAGCTAGGGGAACTTTAAGAATTTGATCCAATCCGTCTATTGATTGAATAAACCAAGGACTTTTTTCATTGATCGAGGTTAGAATATTTCTAAATCCTGATAACGAGTCAGCTCTGTGGGAAACTGTTCCTGATGAAAGTTGGGATGAATCAAAAGGAATCTCTTTTCCAGTGTTGTCAGTAAAAGGACCATTTAAACCATTTTCTGCTGCACTTCTTCTTTCTCTTAAAAAAGCTTCCGCGGTCATATAATGAAGTCTTTCAGTGTAGTTTGGAAAAGGCATCATTTTATTTCTAGAAAGATGGAAAAAATCTACAGGGGAATCTAGCTTCATACCTCTAGGTCCTCCGGGGCTAACCTGGAGACTTCCTTTAGACAATAAAGGACTCACGGGTAAAAATGTTTCTGGATCAACTAATCCTCCATATCCCATATCAAACATAAGTCTAAATCCAGTATAAGTTGGATCCTCCTTTTGCCCTGACGTAGTTGTTTTTAACCCACTTAAAAACTGGGTTCTCATTTTGTCTACGCCTCTATTTAGGATATCCGAAGAATTACCTATCGATGTAGCATTATCTTTTATATCGCTTAAAAAGGCCATTACGTTTTAGATACTTTAGGTTCTGGGTCTGATCCTCTTCCGTCGTTTAATACCCATTCTCTCTTTCCTAGGATAAACGACTGCTTGATCCTACCCTCTATATACTCAATATACGATCCCATGACCATATAAACACCACTTAGAAATTTATTGTCAACCTTTGCACCTGCTCGGAACTGGTCTGGATCTTTCTGTCCACCTCCTTTATACTCCTGAGAATTTACTGCTGCTTGTCTAGCACTAGCATGTACGATCTTAGTTGGTACATTCTGTCCTCTATAGACCCACGGAACATAAGAATGCATTTGGGTTTCCAGATAAACTTTAAAATTCTCATATTTGTTTATCTTGTTTTGTATCTGAGCCTGTTGAATATTTTTATGCTGATTTTCTCCATATTGAGTTCCTATCCATGTTTTCTTGTTCTCCTTTTTATAAACCTCTTCGTTTACCCTCCCTTTAAACAATATGCTACTAGGACCTAAATCTTTCTCGGTTACATATTCAACTTTATAGCTAACATACTTATTAATTGGTCTATCACTAACTAATTTTGTGTCGTAAAATTGAAGATCCCTGGAATATCCGAATCTACTCACAATATAACCAGATTCATTCTTAACAGAATAAGCGTTAATAAAAAATGGATATTTTTTATAATAGAAATCATTGGTAAAGAAAAGCGGTAAATCGATTTCAGAGGGTTTTACATCACTAGTTAATCCTCCCGCTATTCCCCTCTCCGGTCCAATTGCAGTTAATATCTTTGTTTCGTCTTTACTTTTTTCTAGAAGTTGTTTTCTTAGATTGATAAAATTTAAAACATAATATTGATCTATCCACCAATCAAAAAAATCTTCTTCACCCTTCCATGAGCTATTAGCAACATCATCTATGAATTTATAAAAGGTTTTGTTAGGACAGATCCAACTCATCTTATCATCGGTTCCACTCTCGTTAGATGCAAATCCTAAACCTAGATCTTTGGCAACAGATCTTAGAACCTCAAAAGATGTCAGATCTTTGTAAGATTTGGATTGGTGCTGATAAATTCCAGGAATTCTCATCTGAGCCTTTATAGTAAAAGTTGTGCTAGTAGCATTAGCTCTATTATCTTCACCGCCTATTTCGTCCTCTAGCATGGGAAAAGAGTTTATTACTTCAGTAACTAATAAATCCATTCTTATCGGTTTATAGAGTTCAGATGTTGATCTTATATAAAGACAAACAATATCTCCATCCTTAGGAAATGAAGTATAAAGAAATGTTTCATCCTCTGTTGTAAATCTGAATATTAGATCTGGAATTTTATTTGATAAATCCAGTCTGAAAAATTTTAAATTCTTTACAACATAAGAGTTTATTTTAATCAGGGGTAATCCGTATCCTATATCAATTTCTTCCCTACTTTGTGATGCATTTACACTTGAACTGTCCCCAGCATTCATCTCATCAACAACAGAAAGTTCGTCTAATACTATTGTTTCCTTTTCAAGCTGGAGAATTGTTTTTTTAGGATCTATCATGTTTCAAAAATTTGTCTTTGAGCAAATCTTGATTTTATTGTTGCAACAGATTTATTCTGCTGAATTTTTGTTCTACATACTCCAATATCAGATCCGAATATTAATTTTCCGTCTAGTACTTTAAATTGTTCGTCTCCATCTTTTACTACGTTGGGAGGTAGTATGGTAGAAGCACTGATATCTACTGAATTTAAATACTCTTTTCTTTGATCAGAAACCTTGGATATTCTTTCTTGTAATTGTTTTCTAAAGGATTTTCTAGCTTCCGAAGCATCAGCCTCTATTGGTTTAGCAATAATATTGCTCATCGTTTCAGAATCTGGAATATAAAGTATGTCTCCCTCATCTAGGGAAAAAGGATTGGAAATAGAATTTATCTTTAAAAGACTTCCTACCTTGTTCTGTGATCCACAATACATATGAGCAATTAGATCTGGCCTCATAGTCATTTCCCTGGTAACTAGAATAACTCTAGAATATCCAGGGATAGTGTCACTGTTAATTGACTTATAAGTAAAATCTACTATTTCTTCACCTCTAACTAGTTTAACTGGTTTATTTTCTAAGGTGTCTATTGTTATCATATCATTCCATTATATCAAGACGCAAATGCTGCAGATGAATCTCTAGAATCTCCCGTTGGTGTGTTAATATCCAGTCCGCTTTTTGCACCTATCTGTGCTCCTTTAGAAGCGTCAGAAATTTCAAATTTACCAAGATAAAGTCTTCCGTTTCCTCTGTTAAACATACTTTCAAAATCACCCCTATGTTTTTGTCTAGCAGATTTCATAGAATATTCAGCAGTTAACTCTGTAGGAAAATCATCAGGTCCTAAAACATTATTAAGGCGTATCTTTACGGTATCGCAGATCATGTTACCCATCATAGCAATAGGATTGAGTGGATTTCCTACTGTTACGTGCCATTCACCGGTGGGATATCCAGAAAGCATAATGGGTTCATAATACAATTGATTTATCAGGTCACTAGTAAGCATAGCTGTTAGGGTCTTATAAATTTTCCCATCCTTACTTAATGGTGTTCCTTTTTTTATTCCTTCCAACTCTTCCTTTGCTTTTTCAACGTCACCTTTTAAACTTTCTATTTTGGATTTAACCTCTGCACTAAAATTGAGTTTCAGCATCGAATTTATAAATTCAACAGGATGTGTTAGGTGCTGAATATAACCTTTGTTACCCATAGGAAATCCTAGCCCCTGTCTATTAGAATTAACTAAAAGCTGCGGTGTTAAAAATTTTCCATAATCCGTTCCAAGTGCTAATAAATTAGCAAATAAATCTAAAAATAACATTCTGCTGTTTACTTCACCTACACTAGTTAAACTGTAAGTAAACTTAAGTGTGAAAGATTGCTCTCCTCCTGAAAGTCCAACATCTCTTACCCACATTTTATTAACTGTGTTAACGTCGACAAAAATCTTTCTACTTAGTGGACCATCACCAGATGTTAATTTATCGAATAATTGTCTTCTTAATTGGAGTTCTTGGTTATCTGGATCTGTAAAAGTTCCAAGCAAATTACTAATTCCTCTGAGATTATCATTTGCTTCAGTGGAAAGAATCCCTTCAATATATTTTCCTAAAGTGCTATTTAATAATCCTCTATCATTTCCCTGAAGATCTACTCTTGATTTCTGTTGCGGTTGATCCCATTTTAAACCCGTGTCTATTCCTAATATTGTTTCAAGATTATTTCCGGTATCTGTTCCAAAAAAAGTAACAGCCTGTGCCATAGGAAGTGCTGCTCCTTCTCTTATCATTTGACTTGGTGTGATTCCTTCCCCATCTACAAAACTTCCTTTTACCCTTCCTCCCTCGTCGGTTAACTGGGCTCTTTTACCAGGAGTAGGTACCCTTAAGTTGTCCATTACTGGAGTTGGAAATCTTCTCAGAGTTATCATTCTATTATTAGGGATTACCCCATAATGCTTACAGAATATAAAATCTTTCACGTTGAAAGGCTGAGAAACATACTTACTACTTGGATTAAGGTAATTTCCGCTTGCTGTGGTTTCCTTAATGATCGCATGGGCAGTAGGATTTCTAGAAATCTCCGGGGTGATGGATTGATTCATCTCGTAGGTTTCAGATTTAATATATGTAATCTTTGCCCCACCCTTAGACATTCTACTGTCTCCTATCACATGGTAATTAAAAAGTCCACTTCTACCATCCTCTGAAGATTGCGCCTCGTAAAACAGAGAACTAGGAAGTGTAGAGACAGCATCATTAACATTCTCAAAAACTCCATACTCTTGATCCGAATTAAAAGAGTATATTGATTTTTCAAGATACGAGGATCTATCAATCATCGAATCCTGGAATTTCTTGTTACTTCCAACAATCGGGGGATTGTCAGCAAGCTGTGAGGAGGTATTTCTTAAATTAGATACATTATCCTTTGTGTGATTGGACATATACAATACATTATCTTAACATTATATATTCCAATAAAAGAGACGTGAACAATTTGCTATGGATACAGCTCTATAGAAACCGGGCCAATTTCCGATTCTCTAAGTACTTCTTTAAACGATTTAGCTGAAGATTTACTAGGATCCTTTATAATTACAAAAATTTTAGAGGTATTAGCCCCCTTTAAGGATTCAATTTTTTTTACCACCATTTGATTTAGAATCCAATTTTGGATGTCATTCAGGTCCTTATCACCTCCAAAATTTTCCGTGATTATTTTAGTCACATCAATATAGGGTACCTTCTCTACGTCTGACAGATTCTTTTTGATTTCTCGGTAGGAGAGGGAGGTTAAATATATCTTGAGGGGATCCTTTTTAGGCTTGAGGAGTTTCTCCACTTATAATTTTTTTCAGTTCGTCCTTTTCCCATTCTTGGGTTTGTTGGATAGGAGGGTTTACTTCTAAATTGGTTTCAATGTTTTCTTCTAAATTGATC